TGAGTTTCTGGATCTCGGTAGCATGCTGTTCAGTTGTTCTCTCAGCATTAAAATACTCATCGAGTAAGTAAAATTCTTCTTTGTCCCAGTCATAAGCTATTACACACATTGCGGTTGGGTCCTTATAACCCACGTCGAGTCCTGCAAACACATCCATCTTCTCCGGTTCAAACTGAGAGAAGTCTCGTACTTGTGTCTCGAAATTAAATTTCCATACCTGACCTTCATAAGTATTAAAGTCAGCCTCATATTCTTGTCTAAACTCTGCTTCAGACATTGACTTTCGTGCCTCGTCAATATCGCTTTGAGCCATTCTAGGGTTGTCTCGATAAGTTGCACGAATACTGCACCATTCCGGAAACTCGTCAGAGTACCCTCTGTTGAAGAACTCAGAAAACCAGTTATTTCTACCACGAGGAGTAGAGATAAAAATTGCTTTTGAGTTTTCTTTATCGAGAGTAGGACGAAGTGCTACGTTGAAGGCATCTTTTCCATCTGCAAGTGCGGCTTCGTCAAAGATAATTAAGTCGTAAGAGCGACCTACGCAAGAGTCAACCTGGTTTACAGAACCCATACGCACTGTGGAGCCGTTAGATATTTCTATAACTTTGTCTTTTGCATTGTCTTTTGTAACTTCGAGATCAAAGTGCTTAATCAAGTTCCTTTGTAGATCAAAAGAAATCTGAGACAAGGAATAGTTAGGAGACATGATTAAGATGTTTGAGCCAGGCACTAAAGACACGAGCTGTCCAATAATGTTGGCTATATATGTCTTGCCCTGCCTCCGAGATACGGCTGCAGAAACAAAACGATATTTAGGGTTGTTAATCGCATTGATGATTGCCATCTGCGAGGGTAGCGGTGTGATATCCAGTAGTTCCAAATACGGATTTACTGGAAGCTTGAGAAACCTTGCCTCAGATTGTAATTCAACTATTTCGTCGGAGACTATATCTCTTCGACTTACTTCAACTGCCATTGGGTGTTCCTATTAAGTTATTTTTTACCTGCGTATGCGTTAGCACCAAAAAAGGCGGATACTAGGGCTGCAATAGCAACAAAATAAGTAGGAGCAATATCTCCAATTATTTTTGCCGCGTTATCAAGACCGAACAGAGAAGTACAAAAGATGCCGAAAGGATAAAACAGCATTCCCCAGAGGGAGAACCATGTCATCTTTCTCATAGCATCTCGTTGTGCATCTTGGTCTTCGAGTTCCTTTCTGCGAAACTCTAAGTACATTTGTCGCTCATCGTCGGAAACTTTTCCGTCTCCGTTCATGTCTGCTGGGTGGTAATTCTTGTCGTCTACCATTTTACTTTATCCGCCCAATATGCTGCTGACATTTTACCTTTTGCAATATTCTTAGCGTGACGTGCTTTAAACGATCTACGCTTTGCTTTCATCGCTTCTGATTCTCCAGCCTTGGGCTTCCCTGCCGTACGAGCTCCTTGCTGGCCGAAACGAATCGTTTTAACTTTATCACCAACCTTAGCTACAACAATATGAGACTTCTTTGCGTGTCCTGGTGTGCGACGAGGTTTGTTATATCCTTTTACTTTTGCTCGTGCTAAACGAGAGTCTTTTTTCTTTGTTTTTCGCTTTGCTGGCATTTAAAATTACTCCTTATCTTTGCTATCTAAAGTAGTGACTTCACGGATTCCTTTACTTAGGCCTTCTGTGCCATATGTAATTGTATCAGTAAGATCAGTACCAACAGCACTTGTTATATTTGCTACTCCCTCACCCGTTGCTTCAATAGTTGAGTTTAATACGTGTTGTCCGCCGTCAATGGCAGCATTCATAGTATTACAACCTGCAAGGATAAAAGAAAACATTAAAATAATAAGCTTCATGTTGTCTCCTGTGTGTCTTGTGCCTTATATAGGCTTGGCAGTGCCAAAAGGCACTTCCTGCTGGTACTACATAGTATAGGCTTTTATTGTCGCAGGACGCACACTTAGTATGTCTTCCGGAGTGGGTCGGCTGATAGTTCATCTACCTGTTTTAATCGGAATACATATACCTAATACTTATTTCTTCTTCCTTTTGCCTAAACGCACTCTTTGAGCTAGTAGAGACTTAGGAACAGTTTTTCCTTCTCTATAAAGTTTCGCAATACGCTTAATAACGCTTGCAAGTTGAGTTCTTTTAGTACCTTTTGTACCGCTTAAATACTTCTTTGGAACTCTCGACTTCTTGTCTTTTGGTACTTTACGTTTACTTTTTCTTTTTGGCACGACCAGCCCTCTTAATATCATTGTCTTGGGGGTGTCCGCCTCGCATAAACGAATTTACACGACCAAAAGCCCATTGAGACATTGATGTTCCAGGACGGGAACCAGACGACAAATAAGCGCCTTGTCCGCGACGATAAACTTTAGCTAGCTGCCCATAAGTATATCTTTTACTTTTCTTTGCCTTCGCTCTCAGAGTAGACCTTACGGTTGCGCTAAGAGGTTTAGCACTGCGGCGTTTAGCTGGTGCCTTCTTTTTAGTAGTCTTTCTTTTACGTACGGCCATTAGTATCCCCTACGTTTGCGATTCTTGCTCGCTCTTTGACCTCTTTTAGGCTTGCTTGGCTTCTTCTTCGGCTTTTTCATTGCCTTTTCATATGCTGCGTGAGTTTTACCTGCCATGTAAATCTTCCCCTTTCCGGCACCGTGACTATGAGTACCTCTTAAACCTAACCGCTTCGCTGCTTTCATAGCGGCTGCTTTAGTTTTATATCGCATTTTATTTTCCTAACGGATTAGACAGATAGTCCATACCGTCCCAGAGCTCTTGTATCTCACGCTTTAGTAATTTTACCTCGCCTTCGATACCCTCTAGCTCTTTAGTCTTTAATTCTGCTCTCTGTACTACGCCCTTCATGGATTCCATTTCTTTCTCAACTTCAACCATACGTTCTTGAATGGCGAGGAGTTTTGTCTGTTGTTCCATGATTGTCTCAAGGTTAGTACCAAATGAGGCTAGTTTTCCTTGAAGCTGTGAAATATCGTTCGCCTCGAGTTCCTTCTCTATAACAGTAATTTGTTCGTGTAGGGGAGCAACGTCTGGAATCTCGTAGGCTTCTACCGCTTCAAGTCTAGCATATACCGAAGAAGCTGTCCATATTCCACCTGCGATTGTAGAAATGAACGCAAGTACAACGGCAATTTGTGCTCCACTAAATCCTACGCCATCAACTTTCATCGCGTACCCTCACAATCTGTTCCAGAGAAGAAACAATCATTTTGCGTAGGGCCATTCATGTAGAAGTCGCTGTTAGAACCATTGAACAAAACATCTGAACGTGTCATCATAATATCAATTCCAAACGCATCGGAACCATCTACCCAGACTGCGTAACCACTGGAGTTCTGAGCTGAGAAGTCTAGAAGTACTGCGCTTGACTGGTGTACAAAACTAAGGTTCTCAGCTGCGTCAGTGAATCGAACACCTGCATTATCTGCACCTTCCTGAAGCCAGGCTGATGCTGCTTCGTCAGATGCTACGGCAATATAAGCTGCTGCATTCGCGGCATGGCTTGCTACATCGTCGAGGCTGTCGTTATAAACCTCGATATCTTCTGCTGAGATTGTGAGCATTTGCTCGTTCGAGGAGACAAAGTCCTGAAGATCTTCCTGCTTCTGCACATCGTTTGTCTCTTGTGCTTCGACTGCCATGTCAGAAACTTGTACTACTGTTGCGAGATCTACTGTAATTTCTGCAAAGGTATCAACAGCATCATTTAATAAACCAATCTCTATCTGCCCTTGGTCGTTTAAAAACTCAGCAGCAGTATAAGCTGTAAAGTTTGCCATGCCTTGAAGGGCGCTATTATAGGCTGTTGCTTCTTGTGATGAAATATAAGCGTCTGTTTGTAGATTAAACTCTGCGATACCAATACTTGTAGGGCCCATAACAGTGGCTGCACCTACATATTGCATACCTAAATCAAGCTTACTTGCAATAGTGCTTGAAGCGTTTACTAAGTTATCGAGCTCATTCGCTGGTGCGGAAACGCTCGCTAATAGACATGCCGTCGCTAGAATCTTCTTGTTCAACGTTCTCTTCTCCTATCCCTAGTAACGAATTGTACCAGAGTTGCTTGGCAGTAAATTGAGGCTTTGAAACGTACTCAGGCTTGATCGGACATTTAAGATATGTTTTCTTCTTGTCGCAAACCCTTCTCTCTTCTTTACCATTCTTTACTTCGCCGTAATTCGGAATATAAAGCTCCGGATTACTTTTCATCATTAAGTAAGCTCTTTTGCCTACAATTAG